TTCACCGATACAATCAATGAATACAATCCTAATAAGGAATCGGGTTACATACCTTGCGTAAATTTATGCACTGAGTCTTTCTCTAATGTAGTTGCCGACGAATACGGCCACGTCTGTAATCTGGCATCAGTTGTGCTTGGCAACATCAGGGATATGAAAGAGCTCGGTAAAATCTCAGCACTCACGACAAAGATTCTTGATTACGGAATCAGTCTAACCAATGCACCCGATAAAATCACTGCTGCACACAATAACATGTATCGAACCATTGGCATCGGCATGCAAGGTCTGCACGATTATCTTGCTCGCGAATATCTGAATTTCAGGGATGTCGATCATATCAGAGAAATTGCCGAATGTATCGAATATCATGCAGTGATGCAAAGTATTGAACTTGCAAAGCGTTTCGGTAAGTTCGATGCATTTGATAAATCCGAGTGGAAAAACGGTAACAGAATTGCAAGTTTCAAAGAAAATGCATCCGGTAACTGGGACTGGGATCTTGCACAACAAGGAATTGACCAATACGGTATTAGAAATAGCCAATTAACAAGTCCTGCTCCTAACACAAGTACATCCATTTATATGGATTCTAGTGCTAGCGTTCTTCCTGTGTATGATGCGTTCTTCTCAGAAGATAACAAGAACGGTAAACTCGTTGTTTCCGCTAAGTTTCTTAAAGATAATCCACTCGGTTATGCTAAGACGTTCCCTAAGCATACCGCCACAGAAATCATTGATGTTGTGGCCGAATTGCAGAAATTCATTGACACAGGCTGTTCAATGGAGTTAATATTTGATCAGCGCAAAGATTCTTTTAATGCTAAAGAATTGTACGATGCGATTCATTATGCCCACTCGCGTGGTATCAAGGCAATCTATTACATCCGAACAATCAAGAAGAATGCAACGCAAGATGGCGGCCGTGCCGAAGCTGACTGTGTGGCTTGCGCAGGGTGATATATAATGATCGAATCTCCAATAATTAGAAGAAGATTCGTTGTGACAGCCTCTCTTCCAGAGGCTGATCAAATTCTCGAGAATCTTAAATACGGCAACGATAACTTAGTTTCCCAGAACCTAACTACGTTTTACTATGACGATGCAAGTAAAATTTTTGAATTTAAATGTAGAGTTCCTATTGTAAGTTTCATGCGCTTAGAACATATACTCGACAATATGGTTCAGCTCGATTTGTATATTCTTGACCCAGACACCTCTGACATCCTGACGACCAAGAATTTTAACATATTGAAAATAACAGAAAAATCTAGACAGTTCGATTACGGCAGCTCACAACCACTCGAAATAACAATAAAAGGAATTTATAAATGACAGAATTATTAAAGAAGAAGATTTTTGATGCAACCGGTGACGATAGCGTTACCTCAAGAAATATTATCGGTGGAAATACAACAGGTATTCTTAACCTGAACAGTGTAAAATATCAATGGGCACCGAAGTTGTATACCATTATGGTTAACAACTTCTGGATTCCACAAAAGATATCTCTAGTAGACGATAAGGTTACAATTAAAGAACTTACACACTACGAAATGGAAGCTTTTAAGAATACTTTATCGTTTTTAATTGCGCTCGATAGTATGCAAGTTAATAACTTGCCTAACATCGGAGATTATATTACAGCACCGGAAGTGGCAGGTCTTTTTACTATTCAAGCATTCCAGGAACTTATTCATTCGCAGTCGTATCAGTATTTACTTCAAGAACTGTTCCCTAACATGGAACGAGAAGATATCTACAACTTGTGGAGAAGTAATCCTCTGCTATTGAAGAGAAATACTTTTATTGCAGAGCAATATCAAAAATTCAATAATGACAGAACACTTGAAAATTACAAGATTGCGCTGGCTGCAGACTATGCACTTGAAAGTATCTATTTCTACAATGGATTCCAGTTTTTCTATCAGCTTGCTGCAAGAAATAAGGTAGCGAACGTGGCCAAAATGATTAAGTACATCGAAAACGACGAAGTAACACATATCAGTCTGTTTGCAAACGTTATTCGTGAAATTTTTGATCTTAACGATCCTGCTGATAGAAAAATTCTAATTGATTGCCTTACCCAGGCAACTGAACACGAAATCGAGTGGGGAACAGAAACTTACGGTGACAGAATTTTGGGAATGTCTTGCCAGAGCACCGAAGAATATAACAAGTATCTTGCTAATCAGCGCTCTAAGGTTCTGGGCCTGGGTGTTATTTACAAGGGATATACTAAGAATCCTTACGAGTATCTTAATTCGGAAAAACGCGAAAATTTCTTTGAGACAAAGGTTACGGAGTATTCACGTTCAGAGGCGGTTGGCGGCTGGGAAACATTCTAAAACCGTATTGTATTACACAACTAATTAACATATAATTAATACACATATTATGCTAAAAAATAAATCAGAACTACCATATATCGGGATCTTTAAACTGGGAAGTGGCGAAGAGTTCATCGGCAAGGTAATTGATGAGACTATCACAAGTTACACAATTACCAAACCGTTAACAATTGTACAAGTACCAGGCCAAGGTCCGCAATTTGCTCCAGTCCTTATGATGGCTGACGGGGATAAACCGATTACTTTCCCTAAGCCACTCATTACAGGTATTCCATCTGCTGCACTCGAAACACAATACGAATCTATTACTTCCGGTATAGCTCTGCCACAAAAGAGCTCAATCATTTCATAAACACAAGGAAATAATAATGAAACCCACTAGCAAAACTCCATACGAAATTAGACTCGAATTGCTGCAACTGGCCTTTGAAATTCTCTCGGCAAAACATCTAGCCGCTGCCGCACGTGATCAAAAACACTTGGATCACCCGGCGCCAATGACTTCTCCTACTACAGAAGAAGTAGTTGCAGAAGCTGAGAAAATGAACAGTTTTATTTCAAAGGCTAATCAACCGCATTCTTGACATCTTGTGTTTAGCGTAGTAACATATGGCTAAACACAGGAAGTTAAATGGTCAAGAATATTAAGAAGTTTCTAGATACAATTAGCGCCTGGGCGAGATATAATCCCCCAGGCGCTCTCACGACTGAAGCGTGGCATTTATTCGATCTGGAATTTAAAGAAAAAGCTCCTGTTCGGTATTTCTTTCACAAACAATTACCAAGAACCTATAGACCGTTTATAAGAAAGTTCGACAAGGCAGTGTGGTGGTTAAGGTACCGGACCTTCGATAAATATCACATAGTCAAAACCGAGTTAACCCCGGGTTATTACGAAATCGAAACACTAATGTTGCATTCGAATTTTAACATGCTGAAGGACTATGTTGAGATTCAATTGGCATCAATTCAGTATTTGTTCTCCGAAGATAGAGAAAAAAATAACTGGAAAGAAAAATTTATACCATTCTATAATTTTTTCCGCAAGTATGATCAATCGTATGGAATCAAGGCGTTAGAATTTAAAATGTCACTTGCTGACCCGAGTTTACCACCTCATGCAAGAGATGACAACGAAGCAGCATTCGGGAAAGAAGTTTACGAGCTGTATAATTGGTGGGTAAATGTTCGTCCGAACCGACATCTGCAAAAAATTCCATTACCGGAATACAGTGATCAGAACCTAGGTAGTATGAGCATATTTCATCCTGCATTCGATAGAAATGCAGCCGACTATGTTGCTTTTAAAGATGCATACGACACTAACGGAAATATGCAGAATTTTTGGGACACCGAAGATGATATAATGCTCGAAAGATTAATAAAAATCAGAAGAAGACTCTGGACTTAAGGTAAAAAGATGTTTAATCATATAAAACAAATTACAAAGAATAAATTTAGTGGAATACTTGCGTTCGGTGATACACACTCGGATTACGACTCTTTTATTCGTGTGTACGAATACGCAAAGGACAACAATTTATTCTTTATGTCTCTAGGCGACTTAGTCGATCGTGGAGAACATCCTTTCGAAGTTGTCTCTCTTATGCATAAAGCAATTGAGGAAGGCGCTGGTGGCATGGTAATCGGTAACCACGATGATAAGTTTTATCGCTACGGAATGGGAAATAAGGTAAGACTGTCCGGTGATGCAAAGGCTACGCTGGACCATGTAGGAAGCCATCGCATGTCTGACTTTCTTCAAATGTATATTAACGTCGTTAATAAATCATCTTATTTCTCGGTACTGGATGATATTATTTTTACTCACGGTGCAACACACGAATCTATGTGGGATACTAGTGTTAATTTCACAAGTGAAGCAAAATACAGAGCACTATACGGTGAAGTTACCGGCGAACATTACCCCGATGGGTACCCTATTCGCTATTATGGATGGGCCGATGATGTGCCAATTGGTAGAACTGCCATTGTCGGGCATGACCGTGCACCGATACACAATGAACTGATTGCCGAGCCATTGACTTACCAAAATAGCAAGGGCGGTAAGGTAATCTTTATGGACACAGGTGGCGGCAAAGGCGGTCACATTACTGGTGTTATCCTGAACAACGATTCGGGGAAATATGAAGTAGATAAATTTGTCGACTTTAAACCAGCTT